CTGATATTACGGACGCAGATTTAGAAAACTGTGAACCAACCAGATTGGAGTTCTGGGCAACAAAGAATGCTCTGAAACAGGGTAACCCTGTTATCTCGCTAAAATCTTTCTTGTTTAATGCTATGGGCATGGACAAGGTTGGCTTTGGCGAAGCACTAGAGCAATCTATCGGTCAAACATTTAGCGGTGTTGTGAAACACGAAATGGTTGGCAGAAACAAGGACATACTGCAAGCTTCGGTATCTAGAATACTGAAGGCGGCATAGCCTAATGGGTGGGTATGCAGTACACAGGAGAGTTAAGTCTCAGCTTGTAGACAAACCACAAGTCTGTATAATTATGGACTATCCTTCGACAGATGAAGTACGTTTGAATAAAATACTTGCAGGTGATTTTATCATCAACAGAATCTGTAAACAAGTTGGTATAGACATTAACTCATGCATGCTCACCCATACCTTTCAACTAAAACCTGCACAGGACAACTTACAACATTTCTTTCACAAAAGAAATGAGTACAAAGCTTTATGCAAAGAATCTGAGTGGAGAACACCATATCCGATTACCACCTATGGATACCTCAAACAGGAGATGGGCCAAGACTTAGAACGTTTGTATAATGAAATCAATGAAGCACAGCCTAACGTAATTATTGCAATGGGTAGTATTTCATTGTGGGCACTGACGGGCTTCGATAAGATTGGTGTGTATCGGGGTGCTGTTATTGAATCCTCAAATGATTCGCTTAACAGGAATTATAAAGTTATACCTTCTTATAGTCCGTCAGCCGTCTTTAAAAACTATGGATTTAGATATCACTTATATTCAGATTATAAAAAAGCAAAACGAGAATCAAGAACAAAACATATTAATTATCAAGAACGAGAACTTTGGATAGAACCTAACATAGAAGATTTATACAGATTTGAAAGTAAATATATAAAAGATTTGGATGACTCCAAGCCTTTAGCATTCGACATTGAAACAGCAGGTGGGCAGATAACTTGTATTGGGTTTGCCCCCTCCTTAAACCACGCACTTGTTGTGCCTTTTACATATAACTATTGGGCAGAACCAGACAGGAAGAAAGCTTGGGCTTGGGTTAAGCGACTACTGGAAGATGAGACTATAGTTAAAGTTGCACAGAACCAGACATATGATGTGTCATGGTTGAAGTATATGCAAGATATAGAAGTTAAAGGAGTTATTCATGACACTATGCACGCACAACATTCATTGCAACCAGAACTAGAAAAGGGTCTTGGATTCCTCGGCTCCACATACACTAATGAGGGTGCATGGAAAACTTTAGCCAAGTTTTCTGATAGCACAAAAGCCGATGAATAGTGAAGCGTCCAAACTTTTTCTCTGCTAAACCCATAGCACCCATGTGGGATGATGCTTCTGAATCTCACATAAGATTATGGCGAGCAGTCTTAGACCAACTCTTGCAAGATTTATTGTATGAAGGGGATGGTAAAGAAGATAAGAAGGCTCATGTGTATTCATGGCAGTGGTTGGAAAAAGATAAAGAAGACTTTGAATCAGTTTGTGATTTGGCTGATTTAGATTATAAAAGAACAAGAACAGAAATCAATAAACTAATGGAGAGGGTATATGGCAGTAACTATAAACGAAAATTTGAAGAAAGCAAAAGAGCTATTGAGTGGAGACAGAGAAAAAGAATACGGAAACAAAAAAGCAAATCATGAGAACATAGCTAAACTTTGGAGTGCTTATTTAAAGAAAGATGTTTCTGCTCATGATGTTGCTATCTGTATGCTATTATTAAAAGTAGCACGATTACAACAAGGTACACCTAGCGCTGATACGTACATAGATATGGTTGGCTATTCAGCAATTGCAGGTGAACTATGCGAATAATAAAAAACACAGAGATAGGCAAACACGAACTTTCTAAAGACCAAATGAATTGGGTATACTGTGCATTGGATTGCACTCTTACTCATGAGATATGGACAAAGATTAGTGAAGAATTAGACGAAGATACAAGGGGCACATATCAATTTGAATTAAATAGTTTAAAGCCTGCAATGAGTATGATGTTGCGTGGTCTCAAAGTTGATGAAGAAAAAGTCCGCAATATTAAAACACCTCTCAAACAAAATAGATTAAAGTTGGAAAGAATGTTGCACTTGTTTGCTCGTGCAGTATGGGGCAAAGATTTAAACCATAACAGCCCTGTGCAACTTAAAAAATTATTATATGAAGAACTAAACTTACCACCTGTTGTATCATACAAGGGGGGCAAGCAAAAGATATCAACCGATAGAGCGGCGTTGGAACATTTATCAGAAACATATCCAAGAGCCAAACCATTCTGTTATACTATACTAGCATTACGTGACATAGACAAGCAACTCTCTGTACTCGCTTCAACAAGAGATAAAGACGGACGTATCCGTTGTTCATACAATGTGGCAGGCACAGAGACAGGTCGTTGGTCTTCTTCAGAAAGTCCTTGGCGTACAGGAACTAATTTACAAAATGTGACTAAAGATTTACGCGCTGTATTTATACCTGACACAGGACAAAAAATGTTTTATGCAGATTTAGAACAAGCTGAATCTAGAGCGGTCGCATATTTATCTGGTGATGAAAATTATATAAATGTTTGTGAAAGCACAGACTTACACACCGAAGTTGTTAAAATGATTTGGCCCAACATGGGTTGGTCTGGTGACCCTAGACAAGACAGAGAACTTGCAGATAAGCCATACTACTTACATCATAGCTATCGTGATATATGTAAACGAGCAGGTCATGGTACAAACTATGGTGTTACAGCACACTCTCTTGCACGTCAAATAAAAATAAAAGTATCACAAGCTACACGATTTCAGTTGCTTTATTTTGGCGGTATGATATCATTAGAATCTTTAGAACGTTGGCACAAGCAAGATAACAAGGGGGGCTTCAAAGAATTGATTGACCAAGCAGAAAAATTTCCTGGCGGTATGTTAAAAATCAATGGGGCATTTCCTGGAATTAGAAAGTGGCATGAGAATGTTAGAAGACAATTAAATGATAAAGGTTCTTTATCAACACCATTAGGCAGACGTAGACAATTTTGGGATAGGCTTTCGGATAACTCTACATTGAGACAAGCCATTGCTTATGTACCACAATCTACTATTGGGGATTTACTAAACCTTGGTTTGTACAGAGTGTGGAATGAATTAACTAGTGAAGGCGTAGAAGTATTAGGTCAAGTACATGATGCAATACTTGGGCAATGTCCTATAGAAAAAGTAGATGAACTAATGCCCAAGGTACTAGAAAGAATGCACAATCCATTGATGGTCGATGGACGCAAAATGATTATACCATCTTCAGTTGAAATTGGGGATACATGGAAGGATATGAAAACATGGCAAGGAACTACCCAGATTACATAAAGGCGTGTGTTGATGCAGTTAAATATAGCCCCATTCCTAAACCATTCGCACAGTGGACAGCTATCTCATCTGTCGCAGGTGCGTTGGGTAGAAAAGTTTGGTTTCCTATGCCTAACTATAACATTGGGTCTAATTTATTTGTTATCCTAATAGCTTCGCCTGGTCGTAACAAATCAGTCAGTTTAATTGTACCCTTCTCAAAAGTATTTAGCAGACTTACATCACCTGTAGGTGCTACTGAAGATGACCACAATTTTAATTCTGGTCTAGACGTATATGGTTTAAGAAACTATCCACTGTATTCTATACAAGATAGAATTACTCCAGAGAAACTTGCAGTTGATATGACTAAGATTACTCGCATGGATTTACGTTTATGTACAGAAGAGAATCCAGAATTTTATGATTCATCTTTGACTTTGGTAACTTCAGAGTTTGGTACATTCATGGGCAGAAACGAAAGATACTTACAAATGTTTTTAACAGATATGTGGGATGCTAAAGATTCTTACAGTCACAAAACAAAAACATCTGGAGAATATATTATTGAGGGCCCATGTTTGAATTGGATTGCATGCGCTACGCCAGAACAGTTTGTAGATAACTTACCAGAAGACGCAAGGTCACAAGGACTACTATCACGTATTATACCTATCTTCTACGAGGGCGAAAGAATACCTCAAGATTTAAATCAAAAAGTAATTAGTGAAAGTATGCTTAACAATTTACGTAATGACTTAAGTCACATTGCTAAAATGTATGGGCCTATGTCTTTTCACAAAGACGCGTTTGAGAAAGCTAATGAAGATATTTTTTATAACTTAAAACCAGAACCTACTGACCCACACTTGTCAGAGTATTGTCAACGAAGAGTATCACATTTTTTAAAGATAGCAATATCTATCTCTGCTTCCAGACGTACTTCTCGTGAGATTATGCTAGAAGACTGGGAACTAACTAAAGAGATTATGTTTACTATGGAACAGAATATGCCTAAAGCTTTGGAAGGTTTTGGTATGGCAAGAACAGGTCGTATTGCCCATGACATGAGGGTGTGGTTGGATGCCACACTTGCAGGCAAGAAGACACATATAAACATACGTGCTTTTAAACGTGAGTTACTCCGAAAGATACCGAATCCAGGCGAGTTAGACCAAACTATAAAAGCTATGGAAGAATCTGGATATATTAAATTAGAAGGTAATTTAGTGTTTCCATGTAAAAAGTGATTGATTGTTGAAATGAATAATGATATACTACGTACTTTGCGTGTGATGAAACTAGAGGGAATTTATGAAATTAGAAATTGATATGACGAAAGATAATCTGCTGCCGAAAAACGCTGTGGATATCTTAAAAGATAGGTATATGTTACCAGAAGAATTAAGCCCACAAGAGTCTTTTGCTAGGGCTTGTATGGCATTTGCAGACAACAAAGCACATGCCGAAAGATTATATAAATATGTATCTAACTTATGGTTCATGTTTGCTTCACCACTATTATCAAATGGTGGTACAGACAGGGGATTGCCCATATCATGTTTCTTAAATTATGTACCCGACAGCCGCGAAGGACTAGCTGAACACTATACAGAAAACATCTGGTTATCTAGTATGGGGGGCGGAATAGGGGGTTATTGGGGCCATATTCGCTCACAGGGGCAGTCTACTAGCAAAGGTAATAAAACCACAGGGGTTATTCCTTTTATGCACGTAGTGGACTCACAAATGGTCGCATTTAACCAAGGTTCGACCAGACGTGGCTCATATGCCAGTTATATGGACATCTCACACCCAGAGATTGTGGAGTTTATTGAGATGAGAAAACCAACAGGCGGTGATATCAATAGAAAGAATTTGAATATGCATCATGGTGTCAATATATCTGACAAATTTATGAAAGCCATAACGGATGATTTAGAGTGGGATTTAATTGACCCTAACAGTAAAGAGATTGTCAAGACTGTAAAGGCAAGAACTCTGTGGATAAAATTAATGGAAACTCGTATGCAAACAGGCGAACCATACATCATGTTCAAAGATACAGTAAATAAAGCTTTGCCAAAAGAATTAAGAGATAAAGGATTAAAAGTAAATCACTCCAACTTATGTAGTGAAATAACTTTACCAACAGCAGACGATAGAACTGCCGTATGTTGTTTATCAAGTTTAAACTTAGAGTACTTTGATGAATGGTCTAAAGATGAAATGTTTATAGAAGACATTATGCGTATGTTAGATAATACTTTGACTACCTTCATAAAGAGTGCCCCCTCTACCATGTGGCGGGCAACTAAGAGTGCAGAAGCTGAGAGGTCAATTGGTTTGGGCACTATGGGTTTTCATTCTTACCTGCAACGCAACGATATAGCTTTACAAAGTCCTATGTCAATGGGGCCTAATGTTAAAATATTTAAACACATTAAAAAGAAAGCAGATGCCGTTAATTTATTGTTGGGAAAAGAACGAGGTGAAGCGCCAGACATGAAAGGTTCTGGTAAAAGATTTTCACATATGATTGCTATTGCACCAAATGCAAGTAGTTCTGTTATATGTGGCAACACATCACCAAGTATAGAACCATTGCGTGCCAACGCGTTTTCTCAAAAAACATTGAGCGGTTCATTTTTAATTAAGAACAAATAC